CCCCAATCTTTCCACCATCCTACCAAAACATCTTCATAATCTGAAGGATTTAATTCTTTTATATTAAATTCCATTCTATGCAAAGATACTAATTTTACGGATAGCTTTTCATTACATCAGCTTCTACAGCAAATAGTTCAGTTGGGGTTGTGTTGCTATTAATAATGGTAAATATACAATAATGACCTAATAAACCATGAGATTCTGCTTCTGAATTTTTAATAAATAAAATGTAAGGGTCATTAGTGGTAATCGGTACGGTGTCAGTGCCTGAAGTGGAAATAAATATCCTGTTAATGCTTGTTGTTAAATCGACTTCGATATTAGTAACTATACCAGCGTAGCTTATGGTGGTATAAGCAGGTAGGGAAAAGTATACATAATCCCCAATACTAATAATATTCCCTATAGAAACTAAAGGATTAGTCGAAAAATTCAATATCGTTGTATTAACAGATGTGCTTACTGATGTGGTTTTTCCTATACCGTTAGCTGACCTCATAGCATACTGGCCCGGAAGGGCTGGAATTGTTCCTGTTTGTCTTAAAAATGCAAAGTAAGAACCTTCTTTTTTCACAAACCATGTTGATTCAATTAATCCGTTTTGTTGTATATCGGTTTGTAAACTGGCTTGCCAGGAGTGGTCAGACTCTAAATTTAAAGTTTTAAATATTTTATTCTCTAAAGGGTTTTGATTAAAAACACTAGCTATTGATGAATTATACTGCGTTCCATAATAATTGTTTCTTGTTTCATTTATATTATGTTGATACATGTTCCCTTGATAAAAGGTGTAAAAATAATTATTCATACCAATCATAAACTCTGGGATGTAAGAATAGAATGAAGGCCACCCTTGAGATGTTTGGCTATAACTTAAAGTGTATTCCGTTGTAACCGGTGAAGGCACGGGAGGAACCGGACTTGGTGTAGGAGTTGGAGTTCCTGGAGAACTACATAAAGAAGAGTCGTAAGTTAAATTATTTTCTCCCCCCATATACCCATGATACAAGCACGCATAGCTCACTGTACCGTAATCACCATTTACTACTATTGAAACATCCCCATAGTAATAAGTGTAGGTGTTTCCATCGGGCGCAACACCTGTTCCTGCACTAATCTCCCCTGTATAACTAATCAATGACTCTTTTCCATTATTTAATATCGCAATAGGGTGGGCTGAAGGGACACTGCTAAGTACATATATACCTAGTTGATTTTTATATTGACCATAATAATCATTAAACTTATATACATTTATTGGCGAGCCAACACTAGGGGTGTAGGTAACTACAGAAACCACATTCGTGCCCCCTAAACAGTATTCTGGTAAAGGAGCTGGAGTAGGTGTTGGGGTTGGTGTAGGCCCGGGGCTCGGAGTTGGAGTTGGTGTAGGTGTTGGAGTTGGTGTAGGCGTTGGCGTAGGGGTTGCAGTACAGCTAGCACAGTCACTAAATGTAGGCAAAACTGTTCCGTCTATTGTTGAGGTACTACTTGTTGGTGAAGCATTTTCATAACAGATAGAATTATATTGTACCACTGTAGGCCAACTATACCCCGTAGTAGCTCTAAACACTTCGGTTTCTGCCGGATTACTACAATTTTGATATTGTTTGTATTCGTACGTAACAATAGGAGTGTTGTCCGCATCTCCACAATTTGTTGTACAATTAGTTCCAGCATCATTCCATGACCCTGAAACAGAAGTTACTAAAATATTAGAAGTTAATTCAAGGCATACCTGTGCTGTTCTGTTAGTGTCGATTGTATACGTAAGTTTCGTTCCGTCACAACAATCAAACTTAAATGTACACTCATCTCCTACCGCTCCAATAGGACAAACTAGATTTATTACCTTACACGCCATAAATATGAATTATTAACTACAAATTTACAAATTAATAAGTTAAGATATTTTTTCGTTGCGTTTGATAAAGTTCTTATAATCCTCTACCCATTGGTCTGCTGAGCGGAGCGAACAATTAACATCAATAGCGTCAGGCCAGAAATTTTTCTTATCCTTTTTAGGCTTATACATCTCTCTATAATCATCCACTCCAGATACAAAATATTTATGCCAAATTAAATTTTCGCTAGGAGCGTAGATATCAATTCCGCACTGATAAAGTGACAAACTATAGAGTTCTTGTTCACACTCTCCGTAATAACTGTAATCATCAACAGTTAGTTTGCTTATAATATTGCCTTTTCCAAACATATTGCCTGCCGATATGTTCATAATTTTTTCATTTTCTTTTTTTGCTAACTTTTGTTGGTGAGGCCCTATAAAATTTCCCACATAAGGAACGTCATTAGGTATATAAATAGA